ACCAACGTAATCCTAGTCGCTAGACAGAATGGCAAGACTCATCTGACTAGAATGCTTATCCTTGCTCACCTAATCAAGTGGGATAGCCGCAATATCATCATTGCCTCATCTAATCGCTCGATGGCACTCGATACCTTTCGCCAAGTAGCCACAGTCTTTGAGTCCAACGAGAATTTGATGCAGCTAGTTAAACAGATCCGATATGCCAACGGCACAGAGTCGATCGAGATGAAAGATGGCCGCAGACTTGATGTTGTAGCTGCAACGAGAGATGGCGCTCGCGGAAGATCAGCAGATGCGCTGTTCCTCGATGAAATCCGCGAATGGTCAGAAGATGGGTATCGAGCAGCAATGCCGGTAACTCGCGCTCGCGCTAACGCTCACACATTCTTAACTTCTAATGCTGGAGATGCCTTTAGCGCAGTACTTAATCAACTGCGAGAACGAGCCTTAGATAATCCGCCAAAGTCTTTCGGCTTTTACGAGTACAGCGCTCCTCAATACTGCAAGATCGATGATCCTAAAGCCTGGGCTATGGCCAACCCTGCTCTCGGCTATCTCGTAACTAAAGAGACACTTGAGGAGTCGGTTGCTACTTCTCCAATAGAAAATACCCGAACAGAATTGCTCTGCCAATGGATTGACTCCCTAAGTAGTCCTTGGCCTCACGGTATCCTTGAGGAAACTAGCGATAGCGAATTACAGATCCCAGTTGGCGGTTACACAGTATTCGGCTTCGACGTATCACCATCTAGGCGCAATGCTTCGCTAGTTGCCGGTCAATTACTCCCCGATGGGCGAATAGGCGTTGGTATATTGCAAACTTGGGAGTCAGCAGTCTCAGTCGATGATCTTAGAATTGCAGCAGATATTAAAGGTTGGGCCGATCAGTATCGCCCGCGTCAAATCTGCTACGACAAGTACGCAACTGCATCGATCGCTGAAAGATTACTTAACGCGGGTTGCATGATCCAGGATATATCTGGGCAGCAGTTCTATCAGGCTTGCGGAGACTTACTTGATGGCCTAGTTAATCATCGCGTAGTACACAATGGCCAGGCGAACTTAATCCAACAAATGAATAACTGCGCGGCTAAAGTTAATGACTCAGCATGGCGGATCGTCAAAAGGAAAAGCGCGGGAGACATAAGCGCGCCGATTTCTTTGGCAATGTGTGTGTCAATGTTAATGAAACCACAACAGGTAGCGGCTATCTACACAGAATAAACTATATGTAGTGTATAATTGCGGTCTATGGGTATCCTTTCGCGCCTTACAGGTGCAACACCGAAAACCAATCTAGAAGCGCAATATGCACCGCAGGTTCTTGGTGAGTACTCGCCTTATGCGATGCCTTTCCAATTCGCTTATGTTGGCCGCACAGAAGCAATGGGAGTTCCTGCCTTAGCTCGATGCCGCAATTTACTTGCTGGCACTATCGGCACAATTCCGCTAGAACTTTACAAGAAATCTACCGGCGAAGAATTAGGCAAACCACTATGGCTTGATCAGCCTTCTTATTCTCAGCCTCGATCAGTAACTATTGCTTACACAGTTGACTCGCTCCTATTTTACGGCCAAGCATTCTGGCAAGTAGTTGAGACTTATCAAGAAGATGGCCGACCATCTCGCTTTGAGTGGATCGCTAACAGTCGAGTAACAGCAACACTTGATAAAGACAATGTATTCGTAAAATCTTACGCAGTTGATGGCACAACTTTACCGATGGATGGCCTGGGATCTTTAATTACATTCCAGTCATTATCCGATGGCATTCTAAACACAGGTACTTCTACTATCCGCGCAGCTCTGGACATCCAGAAGGCCAGCGTTATTGCAGCGGCTACTCCGATGCCTACTGGATACTTAAAGAATACCGGCGCTGATCTTCCACCGTCTGAAGTGCAAGGATTACTAGCTGCTTTTAAGAGCGCTCGTCAAAATCGCAGTACTGCTTACTTAACTTCTACTCTCCAGTACGAGACAGTCGGATTTAGCCCTAAAGATATGATGTACAACGAGGCTATTCAAAACCTAGCGACAGAGATCGCTCGCCTTTGCAATGTACCGCCTTATTATGTCTCAGCAGATCAGAACACCACCATGACCTATGCAAACGTCCAAGACGAGAGGCTTCAATTCCTGACGCTATCTTTGCAGCCTTTCGTATCGGCTATAGAGGATCGTCTGTCAATGGATGACATAACAGCGCGTGGCAACATTGTTAAGTTTGATCTTGATAGCAATTATCTTCGCACAGATCCGCTCAAAGAACTTCAAATTATCCGCGAACTCCTTGATCTACAGTTGATTACCCAGGAGCAAGCTATGGAAATGACAGACCTAACACCTAATGGAAGCGAAGGAATGATATGAGCGAAATGCTTACATTCTCGGCAGAACTTACAGCAGATGCAGCAGAGCGAACCATCTCTGGCAAGATCGTGCCTTTTAATGGCGAGGTAGGTAATACTTCTGCCGGCGCTGTTGTCTTTGAGCGTGGCGCGATCAATATCGCTGACTCAAGTAAAGTGAAGCTCTTATTAGAGCATGATCCTAAGCAGCCGATTGGCCGCGCTCAATTCTTTAATGAAACAGAAGAAGGGATCTTTGCTTCCTTTAAGATCTCCAAATCATCCCGTGGCACAGATGCTCTTATCGAAGCCTCAGAAGAACTCCGTACTGGTCTTTCAGTCGGAGTTATGGTCAATGCAGCAAAGCCTAAGAATGGCGTTCTGTATGTATCGAGTGCTGACCTACTCGAAGTAAGTTTGGTACAAGCAGCGGCATTCAAGTCTGCGGCAGTAACCGATATAGCGGCATCAGAAGATGAAGTCGCTGAACCTACCCAACCAACAGAAAGCGAGACAGTCGTGGAAGAAACCACAGCAGTCGAAGCAACACCTACAGTTGAGGCTGCCGCAGTTGAAGCTGCTCGCCCTACTGTTACAGCAATGGCGTACACAAAGCCACGCATTGAAATCACAGCAGGTAAGTATGCTGAGAACACAATTCGTGCAGCACTAGGCGATGAGTCAGCACGTCAATACATCGCAGCAGCAGACAACACAACTGACAACGCTGGTCTAGTACCAACACGTCAACTGTCTGAAATCATTAACCCACTCGGAACAACAATCCGCCCATCAATCGATGCAATCTCTCGTGGAGTGCTTCCTGATGCAGGTATGACTTTCGAGATCCCAAAGATCACAGCAATGCCTACAGTTGCAGTTGCAGCAGAAGATGCAGCATTCTCAAATACAGACCAAAATTCTAGCTTCTTGAGCGTGAGTGTGTCCAAGTACGCTGGCCAGCAGGTATTCAGCGTTGAGCTCATGGACAGGACTAGCCCAGCGTTCTTTGATGAACTAGTTCGCAACATGGCAGCAGCCTACGCAAAGTCAACAAACGCAGCAGTCAACGCAGCTCTTATTACAGGCGCAACAGTTGATGCGACAACAGTTGCAACATACCCAACAGCAGCCGAACTTCTCGGAATAGTTGCTCGCGGATCTGCTTCTGTTTATGCAGCAACAGCAGGATTACCAAATCCATTCGCTCGCAATATGATCGTCTCTACAGGACAATGGTCTAACATCATGTCTCTTAACGATGCTGGCCGCCCAATCTACACAGCTTCACAGCCACAAAATGCAGGTGGAGCAGTAGCGCCTACATCACTTACAGGCAATGTTGCAGGACTCAATCTATATGTTGATCCTACAAACAGCGGAGATGGCGATGGAACAATCCTTATCGTTAACCCAGATGCCTACACATGGTACGAGTCACCAACTTACCGCCTACGCGCAGAGTCAACAGCCGCAGGTCAGGTAACTATCGGTTACTACGGCTACGGCGCAATCGCGACTAAGGTCGGCGCTGGCGCATTCCAAAACAACAAGGCGTAAGCCTATTTAAGTCGCTGGCGGGGTAGTGCCCTTCTACCCCGCCAGTCTTTAGGAAGGATAAGAGATGTCACTTACAACAGTTGCAGAGTTACGCAGCGCACTTGGCGTTGGCACTCTCTACGCTGACGCTACGCTCCAATCTGTCTGCGATGCTGGAGATAACGTCCTTCTGCCCTTCTTATGGAAGAACCAACAATACATAATTGCACACGGCAATACTGGCACAGTTGGCACTCTCTACTTTGATCAACCTATTCGCGATTATTTTTATGTCGGCCAATCGGTAACAATCTCTGGCGCTGGCACTAAGTACAATGGCACAAAGACAATTACTGGAGTCAGCACTCGATCTTTTACAGTAACTACAAGCCACACTAGCGATAATCCGCTGCACACAGTTGAGCCTTATGGAATTGCAGCAGCCGAAACTTATGCAGACTACACAACCGTTCCTGCAATCCAAGAAGCATCTTTAATGATTACAATCGCTATCTGGCAAGCGCGCCAAGCGCCAAGCGGCCAGGGCATGACAGTAGATGGCTTTGCACCTAGCCCGTTCACAATGTCTAACACTTTGCTCGCTCGTGTTCGCGGCTTGCTTGCGCCTTACCTTGATCCGCGCTCGATGGTTGGCTAACCATGACAGCAGCGATCTCAACACTTCGCGCCACTATTGCAGCAGCTCTAGTCGATAACTCACTCTGGTCAGTCTTTAGTTTTCCTCCGGCAACCCCGATCGTTAACAGCATCGTGGTCAGCCCAGCCGATCCGTATGTAACGCCCAATAACAATAGTTACAACACAATCGCTCCACTTGCTAACTTTTCTTTAAACATATTTGTGCCCCTTCTGGACAACGAGGGCAATTTAAATGGAATTGAGGAGATGTTAGTAGCTGTGTTTAACAAACTGGCAGCATCCTCTATCGTCTATAATGTGGGAGATGTGAGCGCACCTAGCGTTCTCTCTGCCGCAACAGGCGATTTACTGACTTGCTCCCTGCAAGTCTCAGTTCTAACGAGTTGGAGTTAACCATGAATGAATGGGAAAAAGAACAAGCAGAGTTCCTGATCAAGATTGGTCAGACTCCTGTAGCACCAGCACCTAAACCAGCAACTAAGAAAGATGAGGAATAACCAAAATGGCAGTATTTCTAAATAACGGAGTTCAGGTTACTGTTAATTCGGTTGACCTTTCAGACCATGTAACGGCAGTTACATTAAACAGAACCTTTGATGAACTTGAAGTAACAGCAATGGGCGATAGCGGCCACAAGTTCGTAAAGGGCTTGGAAGCATCATCTGTAACTATTGACTTCCTAAACGATACAGCAGCATCAGAAACTCTAGCGACACTACAGGCTGCCTGGGGAACTTCAGTTTCAGTAACCTTAAAGCAGACTTCAGCAGCTACATCAGCGACTAACCCACTTTACACAATGACTTGCCTAGTCAACAACACAACCGATATTAATGGTGCAGTTGCAGACCTTGGCACACAGTCAGTAACCTGGACAATCAACGGCACAGTAGTAATCACCACTTCATAATAACTAACTAAGGGGCAAAGAAATGGCAAAACTAAAGGTAACAAGGGCAGATGGAAGCGTTAACGAGTACCAGATCACTCCGGCGATCGAGTACGCCTTCGAGCAATATGCAAAGAAGGGTTTTCACAAAGCCTTTAGAGATGATGAAAAGCAGACCGATGTATATTGGCTCTGCTGGGAAGCAATCCGTCGGTCGGGTGAAACCGTTAAACCCTTCGGAGAGTCTTTTCTAGATACATTGACGCGAGTCGAGGTTCTAGACGATGACCCTTTGGAGTAACGCGGGAGTCCTTCACCTATCTCGTAGCGAGACTATCGCTTGAGACAGGACTCTCGCCCCAAACTTTAATCGAACTAGATCACACAATGTTCAGGACTTTAATACAAGCCCTGAAGGATAGAGCGAAGGAGCAAGCAGATGCCAACAGAAGTAAAAGGCGCTAAGAACCTTCGCAAGGCCATTAAGAAGTTTGAGCCTGATCTAGCAAAGATGACTACAAAAGAAATGGCAGCAGCACTAAAGCCAATCACGCGCAAGGCTCGCGGCTATATGCCATCCAATTCTCAAATGTTATCTGGATGGACTTCTGCAACTTCTTCTGCTGACACAACTGATTATCGCCACTTTCCTAAATACGATCAAACAGAAGCCAAGCGTGGAGTTAAGTATTCAACTACTCCATCTAAACCTAACAAACGCGGCTTTGTATCTTTGGCTCGTATCATAAACGGTTCTGCTGGTGGCGCTATATACGAAACTTCAGGGCGTAAAAATCCTAATGGGCAACCTTCTCAAGCTTCTACTCGCGGCGTGTTTAGCGATTACATAGACACATCAAACAAGGTTAACAAGTCGCTCAACCCTAACGCGGGAAAACAATTTATCGCTCGCGCTAATTCTCTTGGCGGCTTAGTAAACGCTCGCCCTCGTCAGCAAGGTCAGGCTGGCAGAGCAACACGCAAGATGACTGGTCGCGTAATCTTTAGAGCTTATGCAGAGGATCAAGGTAGAGTCAAAGCCGCAGTAATCAAAGCAATAGGAAACTCTGCTATCACCTTTAACGCTAGGACTGGTGCTAAATAATGGCTGCTGATGTAGATATTATTATTGCCTCGGAGTTTGTTGGCAAAAAGGCTTTTAAGGAAGCAGATACAGCAACAACTAGGCTGACTAAGCAGGTTAATACGCTTGCCAAATCTTATCTTGGTATAGTCGGCGTTCAAAGATTATTAAGAGGCGCTGGAGCAGCTGCTCGCGCATTCGCAGAAGATGATAAAGCCGCCAAAGTATTAGGCCAAACTCTGACTAACTTAGGGCTAGGTTTTGGTGATAACGCTCGAATTGTTAATAATTATATTTCTAATCTTGAGAAGCAGACTGGAGTCCTTGATGATGAGTTGCGCCCAGCAATGGATCGTCTGCTTCGAGCAACTGGAGACATAACCAAGTCTCAAAAGTTACTAAGCCTTGCACTTGATATAAGCGCCGGTACTGGCAAGAGCCTGACTCAAGTCTCACAAAGTCTGCAAAAGGGTTTCCTAGGCCAGACACAGGCACTTGGCAGATTAGGTGTTGGTCTATCTAAAGCAGAGTTAACCTCATCATCCTTCGAGGAGATACAGACTCGACTTGCGGTTCTATTCGAAGGCCAAGCGTCAATGGCGGCCGAGACTTATATTGGCAAGATGAATAAGTTAACCGTTGCAACTAATAACGCTAAAGAGATAATTGGAGAAGGTTTATTCGATGCACTAGCTGCAACTGGCGGCGGTGGGCCTGGTGGATTTGATACTTTCACAAAGGCTGTCGAAGGTGCATCTAAGGCTGTTGCTTACTTGGTCAAATTGGTTGGCACTAACCTGGGCATTCTTTCATTATTCCTAACAGGCAGACCTGGCTCTGCAACAGATTTGATTTTAGGCAGAACTCCAGTTCAGTCTGCTGGTGGCTTAACTCCACAAATAGCCGCAGAACTAAAAAAGGCGGCTGCGGAAAAGGCATCAGCCAAGGCGCGAGCAGCTCTGACTAAGACAACCAAAGAACAAACTAAAGCCATTAAAGAGCAGACAGCGCTACAAAAGGCTGGGACTCTATTTGATCTTGAGCAGACCTCGATCGTTGCAGCTCTCAAAGGCAAGATCAACGAGGATGAGCGCAAGCGTCTAGAACTTCAGTTAGCCCTCATTACCGGCAACACAAAAGAAGCATCTAAACTTGCTGGAGAAATCGGTAAGGCTCAAGGCTTAAGCCAAGGACTTATTAACTTCCTGAAAGACTTGCCAGATGCTGATAATCCTTTTAAGGGTTGGGCTGCTTATCTAGATGCAATCGAGGCTCAGGTCAAAAGAATTGCCCTTGGTGGCACAAGCATGGGAACTACTGCTGGCGGTACGATCGCTGGCGGCGTGGCAGAAAATCCATTTATTCCGATCCCTGGCAGTACGCAAGTCTATCCAGGAGACTTTGGCAATGGCGGAGCAGTAGGAGCACCTGTATCAGTTGTAGTCATGCTCGATGGGCAAGAGTTGGCTGGTGCAATAACTAAGGTTCAGACAAACAATTCTCTGTCAGGCAAGCAGATCGCAGTTAATCGCAGATCAGGATCATTTGCGATCTAATGACACTTCCTGCTCAAATATCCGTATCCTTCGACTTTACAAGCGGAGCAACTTTCGGTTATCCATTTACTATTGGCGATGCTAAATACGGCGTTCTAGGTACTGGAACTCTGGCATCTACAACTACCCCAGAGCCTACGGTTGATCTGACTCCAGATGTTTATTCGATCAAGATCACTCGTGGCCGCAATGTTATGCGTGATACTTATGAGGCTGGCTCTGCAACAATTCGAGTCCTAGATCCTCTCAGCTACTTTAATCCTCAGAACACTTCATCGCCTTACTATGGCTTCCTAACTCCACTTCGCAAGCTGCGCGTATCAGCAACAGTCGGCGGAGTCGGCTACTTCCTATTCTCTGGCTATACGATCGAGTACAAGTACACCTATCCTCAAAACCAAGAAACAGGCTATGTAGATATTATCTGTACAGATGCCTTTAGACTTATGCAACAAGCAACCGTTACAACAGTGGCAAGTGCTACGGCTGGACAAGATACTGGCACTCGCATAGGCAAGATTTTAGATCAGGTGTCTTTCCCTTCCTCAATGCGCACTTTAGACACAGGCAACACATTGTGCCAAATCGATCCTGGCACTTCGCGGACTTCGCTCGATGCCCTAAAGAACGCAGAGTTCTCAGAACAAGGCGCATTCTACATAAATCACGAAGGCACAGCAGTATTCATAAATCGCAATAATGTCATCAAGAAATATGGCGAGACTCCGATTGAGTTTAATCAAACTACCGGCATTCCTTACACCAACCTAGTATTTGCTTTCGATGACAAGTTGATCATCAACAGCGCTGGAATGACCATTGTAGGCGGCACTCAGCAGGTCTCAGAGAATGTCACCTCGATCGCTAAATACTTCTCGCATCAACTAAATGAGTCCAACCTAGTAGCCCAGACCGATGCAGATGCTCTAAACATTGCCAAAATATATGTAGCAACTAGAGCTGAGACAACGATCCGCATCGATGCGATGACTGTCGATCTACTTGATCCAGATGTACCAACTGCAACAATGCTGGATTTAGATTACTTCTCTAACCTAAAAATTACAAATGTGCAGCCAGATGGCTCTACGATTGTTAAGACACTACAAGCGCAAGGACTGGACTGGAATATAACGCCAAACTCCATGAAGGTAACTGTGACAACACTTGAGCCAATAGTCGAGGGCTTCATCATAGGCTCGGCTGTATCAGGTATAATCGGCACTAACATATTGGCGTATTAGGAGAAAAAATGGCAGCAGGATTTCCAGTCAAGGCAGATTATGTAACAGGCGATGTCCTGTCCGCTGCCAATATGAACGATCTAGCGGGGACGCTCAATTATCTTGATCCCACCGCTAAAGGTGATCTTTTCCCAGCAAGCAGCGGAACTGCATTAACCCGCCTTGCAGTAGGCACTAATGGTCAGGTTTTAACAGCTGACTCAGCTGAAGCAACTGGTCTCAAATGGGCAGCGGCAGGGGGTGGCGGTGGAAAAGTCTTACAGGTTGTATTTGCCAGCACTAGCACACAAACAATAGTCGCTAGCACCACTTACACAGACAGCACCCTAACTGCAACAATTACTCCAACTTTAGCAACTAGCAAAGTTTTAGTAATTTACAACCAACAATTAGTTGCTCAACGCGCCGCCGCTGCCGCAGGCGCAATGGCTCAGTTATTGCGTGGTTCTACATCAATTCAAGATTTAGCGACAACTTCTGACCTAAGCACAGGCAGCGCAACTACTTACTACAACAACACCGTTGGGGCTACATATCTTGACGCACCTGCTACCACTTCTGCCACGACTTACAAAACACAGGTGAAAACAACTACTACAGCCAACAGCGGTCAAGCCATAGCGCAAGCCAGTTCTTCAGTTTCAACAATTACTCTTATTGAAATCGGTGCATAATGAGTTATTTATTTAAGGCAATTAAATCACTTCGACCAGAAGCAGAATTTTCTTTTAATGAAGAAGATTATTCAACTGTTAAATGGGATGTTTTAGAAG